CTTTTAATGATCCACCTATGGAAATGAATTTAAATTTATTTGGTGAAGATACTTTAGTTACTGCTCTATGGAATGTGTCACCTAAAAAACCAACCTTTGAGGAAACATTTAATGGATGATTACGTAGTACCTAAGAAACCTAAACCTTCTGAAAAATATTTAGAACTAATAGAAGCTTATAAACATTTGCATGAAGATGATGCTAAGTTTCAAGGTATAAGTTTACTACCTTTTGCTATAGATATTTATGACATTATAAATTTTAATAATTGTAAATCTATTTTAGATTATGGATGTGGTAAAGGTTATCCTTACAAAGAACAATATAAGTATATGGATCGTAAAAAGAAAATACCTAACTTTGATAAACCTTTACATCTATGGTGGGGAGTAGAAGATTTATTTTTATATGATCCAGGTGTACCAGAGCATAATAAATTACCTACTAAAAAATCTGATTTAGTAATATGTACTGATGTACTTGAGCATATACCTGAAGAAGATTTAGATTGGATTATCAGAGAGATGTGTAGCCTGTCTAACAAAACAGTATTCATTAATGTATCTGGTGAACCTGCTTTAAAAACATTTACTACAGGTAAATATAAAGGAGAGAATGTACATGTATCTTTGTTTGACCATGAGTGGTGGTTGAATAAAGTAAAGCATGTATGGGAAGACTATAAACATTTAAAAATTTACTTGACTTCTACGACAAAAGAAGGTATAATAGGAACATGCGTAAAAGGAGAATAACATAGCATGTTTCTAAATAACGAATCAGAATGGGAGAGAATCTCATCTGCTAAAACTCTACAAGGAGAAATAACATGGCTAAGAAGATTAAGACTGAAGCTACCACAAATAAGACTAAGAAGATTGCGTATATTATTGCAGCAATACTCGTAGGTATTATTTTAATTGGATCTATATTTGGACCTGGAACTAAAGAAGTAGAAGCTAACGAAGAAGTAAGAAGTACACTTCCTGGTTGGTCTGTAGGATATAGATACTACTTTGATATGGATGAAGATGAGAAAAGTCATATAAGATTATTTAGTAAATATAAACAAAAGAATGGTGACACATTTAAACTAGGTTGGAATAGACAAACTGGTAAAGATATGAATCAGTTTGAAACTAACATAGATGATGATGGAGTTATCTTTTTTGAACAGGAGTTTAAATTCTAATGAAAAAATATTTAATTGCAGGAGTAGTTGCAGGAATAGTTGTCCTTGCTGGATGGTATTACTCTCAAGAGGATACACCTAACTTACCTATGCCTACACCACCACCTTCTTCTCAAGCAGAATAATGCCTGAGTTATTTCAAGTCGCTATGCTTGTTGTTTGTTTGCATGGCGACTGCACTAAATTTGAAAGTGCACCCTACCAAAAAAATATAAGTGCAGATTTTTGTCAACAGATGTTAGTATATACCTTTCAAACTCAAGTAGGTCCTTACTATGATAAGATACTTGACTTTGAAAAAGACAATCCTGAAGATGTAAAGATTACATATGCTGGTTGTGACACTACACAACGTAGACCAGATACAGATAATGATTGGAGAATACAACCAAATGTCAATCCAGAACTTTTTGCACCAGATCAAAACGATCTTCAATGGCAACAACAAAAAGGAGAAGAGCTCTAGTGTTATTGCTTATATTATCTATTATTCTTTTATAATAGCTATCATTGTTTTACTATTGAGTATAACCTCATGGCTTTAAATGATAAACAAGAGAAGTTCGCACAGGCTTATATCCTGCATAGAAATGCAACAGAAGCTGCAAAGACTGCAGGATATGCTGCTTCATCTGCCTATAATCAAGGCTATAGAAATCTACAAAATGGAGAGATTAAAGAACGTATTGAAGAACTAGAGGATACGTTAGAGACTTCAGTAGATGTGATAACTGAAATAGAAAAGCAGTATGAGTTTGCTAAAGCTAATGGTCATACTAATAGTGCTATCAAAGCATTAGAGTTATTGTCTCGTATTAGAGGTGCTAAGAGTGAGAAAGAAATAGATATATCACCTGAAGGATTAGATGCTAATATAGTAGACACACTAAAGATACTAGGTAAAAAGAAAGTAAATGAACTTATAAAAAAATGTGGGTTTTAATTACTGTCCTGCTAAAGGATTATCTAAAGCTCTTTGCAACATCTCACGTAACTTTGTTTCTAATGCTGTTAGTTTACTATCTATTAGTTCTATTCTTCGTTGAGCATCAGACTCGATTGCTGTTCTTTTAGAATCAAACCTATCACTTGCATGATCAATCATAGTTCTAAGATCTGTCTCTGTTTGTCTAAGAGAAGTTCTTATATCTTGTTCAGTAGATCTTGATCTCTTATCCACGTTAGCTATCTGATCATGTGCTTCATGTACATCATTCCTTATATCAGTACGTATAGTACGTGCATCATCTTGTGCTGCACCTACCAGTTCTTTTAATGCACTCATTTCTATAGTAACATTACTCTCTAAAGAATCTATTTTCTCTTCTAGTAATTCTAGTTTTAAATTAAAACCAGAAAGATCAGGAGCCACATATTCATTTATCTTTTCCTCCATAGCTACCCATCTAGCATAACCTTCAAAACCAGCCCATACTGCACCAGCTAAAGTTCCTAGTAATGGGAAAATTAAAAATAATCTACCACCTTTTACTTTAATACCTTGATATTCTACTTCACTCATATTGCTGCTGAATCATCCTTTCCATTTGTAAGTTAGATCTAACAGAGATATAATCTCCTAGAGGATCAGACATTATTACATCATTATATATTTCTTCTGCTTCATACCATTGCATCTGTTGCATTATATCTTGTTGCTGATACTGTTGTATATCAGGACCAAGAGCAGTAACTAATGCTATGGTTGTTAGTTGTGCTACAGGATCATATTGTGATTGTATTGTATCTAATACTTGATTAGCTTTATCTTGTTTCTTTTGTTGTTGTTTAGTAACTTCTAATTTCTTTGGCTCATTCTGATCCACCTCTTCTGATTCCATATCGCTATTCGCAACTTCCTTCTCTTGTGGTTCAGTCTCTTCATTAGCTTCTTCTTTAATCTCTTCCATGTTATTGTCTTCAGAAACATTAGCAACCTCCTTTGTAGGTTCTTCGTTAGTTTCTTCTACAATTTCAACAGGCTCTTCAGTAACTTCTTCTATAACTTCAACAGTTTCTATAATAGGTTCAGCTTCTATTGTTTCTATTTCTACTGGTTCTTCTATTGGTTGTTCAATAGCAACCTCTTTAACTTCTTCTAGTGTAGGCATTGATACATCAACTTCCATACCTATATCTTGTATCTCTTGTACCATCTCCTGAACCTCTACTATAACTTCTTCATATGATATATTACCTTCATTATATTCTTCCATCATAACACCAATAGTATCAACTTCTATTGGCATCTCTATAGCTATCTCTTCCATTGGATAGTCCATAGTAGGCATATCAAAGGTCATAACCATATCAAATTCTTCCATCATTTCATCCATTTGATATTGTTCTTCTGGTGTAGCAACATCATATTGCTCTATTAATTCTACTGTTATCTGATCTTCCATCAATCCAGGCTGAACAATCTCTATCCATGTTTCTACTGCTGTAGTTATATGATTGTAATTAACTATGTATTCTACATTATCAAAGAAATAATTCTTAGATCCACCTACTCTTATAAATACTTTATCTAAATCTCCTGCAAAATCATACGTTCCTGCGTATGTTGTAGGTGTCTGATTATTCTCTAATGTAATCTGTCCTGTGTCCCATTGTAGAACATTATTATTGTATCCTTTTGTTTGAAAATATCCTGTGGTGTTTGCTTGTGAATGATGCATTTGTAGTTCCCATTCTAAAGCACCACCATCTGATATATGAAATTCACTTATATTAACATACTGATCGAATGTAGTATGTGAGTTAGATGTACCTTTACCACATGTACCTGTACCAAAGTATGCATTACAATTTGGCATACTAGCTGAACCAATCCCTCCCCAATCTTGATCCATATCACCCTCGTACCTAGTGGTTACGCTACCTGTATCTTTATGTAGTAAATCACCTGTTGTTTTGTGTTCAACAGTTGTAGTTGTTTCTGTTATTGTATCTATATGTCCTTCACCTAAGTGCTCAGTCTCTATCTCTTGTGTAACTGTGTCACCTTCTGGCAACATCTGTGCATTAGATAAAGAGCAACATAAGAATAACAGAGAAGATACCAAGAGCACCTTCATCAGTAACAATTTCTTCTTCTTTAACAGCATTTTCTTTTACCCATTTATCATAGTCAGGTCTTTTCTCTGGGTTATTAGCCCATTCTTTAGCAGCATCTATACCAATTTTGCCCATAAATGGACAAGGTGTACCTGCCATTTCCATTGCTTGAAAGACTCTTTCGTCTTGACATAGTAAAGCAACTGCACCAACCTTCATACCCATTCTATATAAAGATCTGGATAGTTTAAGTCTTTCACAGTTCATATCACGTACTGAAGTACCACCTGCTATACCTAGTATCTGTGACTGTATTGCAACACTAGCTGCAAAACTACAGACATCTTGATTACTATTCATAATAGATGGAGCACTAGCTGTAGAGGGAGTTCTATCTACAGATGTAGTACCAGATACAGTAGACGAGGTAGATGTTACTGTATTAGTTTGTGCATAACTTTGTAGTGTAAATAAAAATACAAATATAAATAAAAAATATTTAGCCATAAGCAAAACTTTCTCCACATCCACATTGTGAAGTAGCATTAGGATTATTAATTTGTAAATAACTTCCTGCTACATCTTTAGTAAAATCTATAATTGTACCTAATACATACATAATAGCAGTAGGATGTATGTATAATAAACCTTTATCTAATTTAATAATTTCTTCTTGATTAATATCTTTTACTTCTGAATTAACAAATTCCCATTTATAATTAAATCCTGCACATCCACCACCTTCAACAGATAACTGTACACCTAATGCTTTATGCTCACCTATTGTATTAGATAGATATTTATTTGCTTCTTTAGTAATAGATACTGGTGACATTATATAAACCTTTGTGTATTATAATTTTTATCAGGATCATTCATAACTATTCCACCACCAGCTTTTTTTATTTCTTCATCATATGCAAGAAGAGCATTAGATAATTCTTCCATACGTAAAGCAACTCCAGAATTATCACTACCTTCTTTCTTAGATTCTTTATATTCTTTATTATCTAAAAATTCTTTAGCAGCTTTTTTAAAATTTCCTTTATTTATTAGTTCTATTGTTTTAGGACTACCACTTAATCCTCCTCTATAAAAAGAACTTAACATAGGAACTCTTAATTTTTCTGGTAAAAGATTAAAAGAAGGTATACGTCTATTTACTGCTTTTAATTTTTCACCTATCTCTTGATCTAATGCCATATTAGCTACATAGAGTGGAGTACGTTGTCCTTCTTTTACAGTAAAACCTGATGCAGATTTACCTGTTGTACCAAAACCTGTTGTAGGTACAAGTTCTATTGTAACATTTCCCTCATCATCAACCCTTTTTATTTTATCATTCCATGCTATAAATTCTTGTGTTTTAGGATCATATTTACCTTGACTTGCTTGAAAAGATAAATCACCTTCTTTACCTATTAGATAAGGTACATATTCAGCATGTTTAAATTCATATTGTTTTGGTGCTCTTTCACCTGA